GAGGGCGTCGGCTACCCAGGTGATCGAGCTGGCCACTCAGTCGATGAAGCTGATGGCCCCGATGATGGGCCGGCTCGAGGTCGAGGGGATCGACCCCCTCGTCACCCGGGCCTTCGACGTGGCCTGGCGCAACGGCGAGTTCGAGCCGCCGCCGAATGAGCTGCAGGGCAGGGCCATCCGCACGGTGTTCCACTCCCCGGTGATCCGGGCTCAGCTTGCCTCCGAGGCCCGCTCGATCCTGGAAGTCTGGCAGTCGGCGGGCCAGATCGGCTCGGTGGAGCCGTCGGCGATCGACATGCTGGACCCGGACGAGAGCATGAAGGCGATCCACAAGGCGTCTGGGGCCCCGCCCGAGATCCTCCGCACCGACGAGGCGATCCAGACGGTGCGAGAGGCCCGCCAGCAGGTGGCCGAGCAGCAGATGGCGCTCCAGGCGGTGGAGAAGATCGGGAAGCTGGCGCCCAAGATGGCGAACGGCGGCATCCCACAGTAGGATCTCCCGTGGTGGCTGACGACGACCAGCGACAGGAACTCGCGGCCCACTACCGGAGCTGCTTCAGCAGCCCGTCCGGGTCCGAGGTGCTCAAGGACCTCTCCGCCTTCACCGGCGACGAGCACGACCTCTACTCGGACAACTCGATGGACACGGCCTACCGGCTCGGAATGCGGCGGGTGCTCCTCCGCATCCGAGCCCTCATGAAGGGAGTGGAGGGATGATGGGCGTGAAGCAGCTCGAGCTGGACGAGGAGTCGATGGTCCAGATCGTGAACGAGTACATGACCAGGAACATGCCCCGTCTCGGCATCTGCACCCAGGTGCGGCCGATGGAGGGGAAGTTTCGGATCGAGCTGGTGGAACGGCAGGAGGAGCCTCCGTCGTTCCCGACGCCGACGACGCCGAATGCTGCTCCGACTCCTGGTGAGCCGGTCGTCAGGCTCATGCGGCAGGAGGGCGTGAAGTGAGTGCACCCCACCCCAGCGATGTGGGCTCCCAGGGAGCGGCCGGCTCGCCGGCTGATCCCGGCTCCGCAACGGGAGCCAGCGGGCAGCCGGCCTCCCCCTGGACCTCTCTCCCGGAGGACATCCGGGAGAATCCGGCCATCACGAGACACAAGGACGTGTCCTCGCTGGCCAAGGAGTACGTGAATCTCCAGTCGGTGGTCGGCCGGAAGGGCGTCGTCCTGCCGAAGGAAGGAGACGAGCAGGATGCAGCCCGCTTCTGGAAGGAGCTGGGCTGGCCAGAGAAGCCGGACGAGTACGGGGTCAACGAGATCCCGGTGCCCGAGGGCCTGCCGTGGGATGCAGACTTCGCCCAGCTGATGCTCAGCGAGATGCACAAGGCCCACCTCACCAAGGAGCAGGCCAGGGCCGTCTTCCAGTCGTACCTTCAGCACGATGCCGATCGCTGGTCGAAGCATCTGGTTGCCCAGGAACAGGCTGCCGGGCAGACGGCCCAGATGCTCCGCAAGGAGTGGGGAATCGCCTACAACCAGAACATCAGCCTGGCCGGTAAGACCTTCGCCTCCGTCTTCGGGTCGGACTTCCCGGACATCGACCAGGTTGTGCTCGCCGACGGGAGGCGCCTGGGAGACGATCCACGCTTCCTCAAGGCCATGCTGGTGATCGGCCGCAAGCTCGGCGAGGACTCGCTCCTGGTCTCCTCGGGCACCGGCTCCGAGCGGATCATGAGCCCGGACGAGGCGAAGGCCGAGTACGACAAGCTGATGGCGGACGCGGACTTCCGCAAAGACCTCTACGACAAGCACAGCCCTGGCCACGCTGCCGCGGTGCAGCGCCAGGACGCCCTGTTCCGACAGCAGTTCCCGCCCAAGCCGGAAGGTGCTTGACAGGCCGCTCCCTTCGGGGTTAGGGTGAGGTCGTCGGGCAGCTCCTTCGGGAGTCCGACGGCCTACCCAGCCTCAGGGGAGTCGAGGGTCCGGCCAGGCCGGGCAGCCCCAGACGATGGTGATCCAAGCCCATCGCGAAGGGGATGCTCATGTCTGCCCAGGTCGAAACCCATTTCGTACAGCAGTTCACCACCGGCGTCTTCCACCTCGCCCAGCAGATGGGCTCGAGGCTGCGAGGCGCCGTCGAGATCGAGTCGAGCATCAAGGGAGACCGGGTCTTCTTCGATCAGCTCGACAAGGTCTCGGCCTCCAAGCTGCTCGGCCGGCACACCGACACCTCGTACACCGAGGTGCCGCACAAGCGCCGGATGCTGACGCTGAACACCTACGCCATCGCCGAGCTGGTCAACGACATCGACAAGATCAAGACCCTGAACGACCCGACGAACCCCTACGCCAAGGCGTTCGCCAACGCTCTGGGTCGGGCAATGGACGACGAGATCATCGCTGCGGCCTTCGGCGATGCCCAGATCGGGGTCGACGGCCTCTCGCAGGAGCTGTGGTCGTCGCTCACCACGCAGGTGATCGCGTCCAACTCCGAGGGGCTGACGGTCCCGAAGCTGCTCCAGGCCCGCCGGATCTTCTCGGAGTCGGAGGACGAGGCAGACGGCCTCACCGTCGTCTGTGCCGCCAAGCAGATCGAGGACCTGCTGAACACGGTCGAGGTCACGTCGGCCGACTTCAACACCGTCCGAGCCCTGGTCCGTGGCGAACTCGACACCTTCCTGGGCTTCCAGTTCATCCGCTCGGAGCGCCTGGCGGTGAACGCCTCGTCGGAGCGGCGGGTGATCGCCTTCGCCAAGTCCGCCCTGAAGCTCGGGATCGGGAAGGACATCACGGGTCGGATCGAGGAACTCCCGACCAAGAACTACGAGACCCAGGTCTACTACAAGATGCACATCGGTGCGACCCGAATGCGGCCGACCGGCGTGATCGAGATCGCCTGCCTCGAGTAGGCGCTAGGGGCGGGGACGCCCAAGGAGAACGACGATGACGGTCTGGTATTCCGATCACTTCGGGGCCGATGGGATCGCCGACAGCACGCCGGCACTCCCCTCCAAGCTGAGGGACGCAGGGATCACCCACAGCCGGATGCGGGTGAAGCGGATGCAGATTTCGCTGGCGGGGGCCTCCCCGACGCCTGCGGTCAACGACGTGCTCAGGCTCGGGCAGTTCAAGCCGACCGACCGGATCTATCAGGTCTTCGCCAACGTGGAGACCGTGATGGGCACGGCCGGTACCTGCACCCTCGGCTTCCACGAGTCGGGGGCCCGCAACAACGGGGCGGTCGCAGACGCCGACGTGCTCTCGGCCTCGGTCAACCTGAACTCGGTCGCCCGGGCGGACACCCTGCCCTCGGCCACGATCGAGAATGCCGACCGGGGGCGACCCCTCTACGAGTGGCTGGACGAGGCTCGTGGCGACACGGTCTACTCGACCAGCAAGCGGGATGTCTCGCTGGACCTGACGGCCACGCTGGCGGGAACCCTGGCCGCCGCGGGCGTCTTCATCTTCGAGGTCTGGTACGTCTCGGGCGACTAGCCGTCAGCCACCACTGCGGAGAGCGCCGGAGCCGGGGCCGGTCATGCTAGGATGGGCGCATGGCCGGCCCTCTCGCTTCTGAGACCGAGGTCGTCAATCTGTCCCTGGCCAAGCTGGGACACCCGCAGATCGGGGACCTCGACGACCCCTCGGCCGAGGCAAGCCTGATCCGGGCCATCTGGGCGACCTGCCGGGATGCCACCCTCCGCTCCCACCCCTGGAACTTCGCCATCGCCAGGATCACGCTCGAGCCGGAGGTCGAAGGTCCCGTCTGGGGCTACGACTTCCGTTACCGGCTGCCGGACGATCCCTGGTGCCTGCGAGTGCTGGAGGTCCAGGATGAGGGGCGAGGCCGCATCCTGGACGCCGAGTGGAACGTCGAGGGCCGCTGGATCGTCACCAACCTGGGGTCGAAGCTGAACATCCGCTTCGTCTTCCGGGAGACGGTGGTCGAGAACTGGGACCCGCTGTTCATCGAGGCGGTCTCGGATCGACTGGCTTCTGACCTGGCGGAGGCGATCATCAAGAGCGCCGAAGCCCAGGAGCGGTTCTTCCGCCGCTACGAGAAGAGGATCGCCGAGGCCAGAAGCATGGACGGGATGGAGGGAACCCCGCCCGTGATCGAGGACCTCGAGCTGATCGCGGTGCGGTAGTGCCGGAGCAGGTCTTCCATCAGCCCGGCCTCAACGGCGGCGAGCTGTCCGATCGGATGACCGCTCGCTCGGACCTGGCCATCTACGGCGTCGCCGCCAACCGGGTCCGCAACTTCATCCCGACCATCCAGGGGCCGGCGGAGATGCGCCCGGGCACCCGTTACGTCCGCACGCTCGATCCGAACCTCCGCTCCCGGGTGATCCACTTCCGCTTCTCCCGCACGGAGAGCTTCTGCCTGGAGTTCTCGAGCCGAAGGCTGCGGATCTACCGGGACTTCGAGCAGGTCCAGGTCTCGGCCAAGGACTTCCGGCACGACGAGGTCTTCGGGGCGACGGGCACCTTCTTCCGGAGAGGCCATGGGTTCCACGATGGCCAGAGAGTCCAGGTCTCGGCCATCTCCGGCTCCCTGCCCGCCTGGCTCTCGGCCGGCACCGTCTACTACGTGCGGCGCCTCGAGTCCTGGAAGGACAACTACGATGCCGGGACCGATCGCCACACCCTGGTCGACTGGCGAGGGGTCCAGACCCAGGACGTGGCGCTGGCCACGGGCCCCTGGTGGCTCCAGGGCTGGCTGACCCTCGGCTATCCGGGAGGTCATGGCCCGAACCAGGACTACTACGTCTTCTCGATCCCCTCGGGCGGCACGGTGCGCTATGCCGCCACCCGCACGGCCTCGACCCACATCGTGGGTTCGGCGGGCACGGCCCAGATGCAGATCGAGCCCCAGCCGGATGCCTGGTATGACCAGTTCCGGCTCTCGACCTCGCCGGTGGGTCGCAACCGCACCTACCAGTCGGGAGTCGAGCCGACCGGAACGATCCGGATCACCCCGATGGACGACATCCGGGTGCAGATTTCGACCCCCTACGACGACGAGGATCTCTGGGAGGTCGACTTCGCACAGGCCGAAGACGTGATGATCCTGACGCACCCCCACCACATGCCGAGGGTGCTGAAGCGACTGGGCGACGAACACTGGGAGCTGGAGGTCTTTCGCAACCGCTTCGGCCCCTACGAGCCGCTGAACGAGGACAAGGACCGGAAGCTCCTGCCGGTGGCGCACACCTCCCTGGCCGACGTGCAGCAGATCACCCTCATCAACGACGCGGGCACGCTGACGGCTTGGGGGTCGGTCGACCTGGTTGGCCGCTGGATCAGGGCTCGCCACGCGACCTCGCAGATCCGCTGGGCTGAGGGTCGGATCCTCTCGGTCGGCTCTTCGCCGAAGACCCTCTCTCCGGATGCCTTCCGGGTCCAGCGGTGCGACGCCACCGACTTCGGGGCATCCAACACCATCGCCACGCCTGAGATCGCCACCTGGCAGACCAACGAGGAGATCCGCTTCTTCACCCGTGGGCATGGCACCCTCCCGAATGGGCTGCTCGAGGACACGACCTACTACGCCATCCACGCAGGAGTGAACCTTCTCCAGGTGTCGCTGACTCCGGGCGGTCCTGCGGTGCCCTTCACGGCATTCGGCTTCGTGGGTGGAGGCGGAGCGACCGGCACCGACATCGTGATCGGCTCGAGCTGGCTCCGGGTCGTGGGCCACGCCATCGCCGACGACACCTTCCCGGTCGTGCTCTGCACGCCTCACGGCAACGCACCGGAGGGCGTCGAAGACGGGGTTGCCTACCGGCTCTCCAGCAAGGGTGCAGACTTCTTCCAGCTCCGCTGGCACGCCGACTCGGATCATCCCGATCAGGTGGCCTTTCCGCAGGAGTTCGCCCGCTCGGTGACTCTGCTCTCCTATGAGGCATCGACCAGCCAGCCGAACGAGGTCCGAGTCCAGTTTCCCTCGAACCACCAGATCGTCCACGACGATGCCTTCTCGCCCAGCGAGTCGAACGTCACGAAGTGGCGGGTCTCGCCCTGGTCGCCGCTCAACGGCTGGCCGGCATCGGTGGGATTCGTCGAGCAGCGCCTGGTCTTCGGCAACATCCATGGGCTGCCCTCGACGATCTGGGCTTCCGAATCCGGGCTCTTCGACTCCTTCTCTCCCGACACCAAGTCGCTGTCTCCACCGGGTGTCACCTCCCCGGATAACCTCGATCGCTCGGTGGGAGACGCCAACTCCTGGACCTACTCGCTGGTCTCGGGCGAGATGGATGCCGTCACCTGGATCGAGGCCCATCGCTTCGTGGCGGCTGCCACCCTGGGCCGGATCTTCCAGATCCGTGGTTCTGGCGGCGGCCTCATCACCCCGACGAGCCGAGAGGTGTCGGCCCCTGCGGCCGATGGTTCGCTGCCGGTGAAGCCGGCCCGGTCCCTCTCCGAGACCGTCTACATCTCCTCGTCCGGGAGGGTGGCCTATGCGCTGATCTCGGCCGAGTCGGAGGCCGGCTACATCAAGGTCGAGCCGATCACCCACCACGCCGACCATGCCCTGGCCTCGACGCCGATCCAGCTTGCCTCGAGCCGCTACCCCTGGTTCTCGATCTACGTGGTGCGAGAGGACGGGCGGCTCTACGCCTGCGTGCTCGATCGGTCGGCTGCCGCCGGCGTCAACGCCTGGTACGAAATCGCCCCGGGTGGCACGGACGTGGTGGTCGAGTCCTGCACGGTGATCGCCTCGGCCGATGGAGGCAAGGATGAGCTGTGGCTGGTGGTGAGGCGCAGCATCGGGGGCACGCCCAAGCGGTTCCTGGAGGTGCTGACGCCTCGCTTCGAGGACATCGACAGCCAGGAGTCCCCGTCCTTCCTGGACGCCTCGGTGAGCACCTTCGGGCCCGGTACGATCACCGTGCTGGCGGGCCTCTCTCACCTCGAAGGCGAGACGATCCAGGTGGTGGCCGATGGAGATGCCCGGGAGCTGACCGTGGTGGGTGGCCAGGTCACGCTCTGGCGGGAGTCGCAGGTGGTCCATGGGGGGCTTGGCTACGAGGCCACGATCCGGGTGCTCCCAGTGGGTGGACAGAGCCAGACCGGCCAGCTCGAGGGGGTGATGAAGCGGTGGGTCGAGCTGACCCTGCATCTGCATCGAAGCCGTGGCGGCAAGATCCGGTTGCTCTCGGGCCAGGAGGTTCCGATCCGGATGCAGGGACTCACCTCCCCGATGGACACGCCTCCGGAGCTGTTCACCGGGCAGTACCAAATCTCTCCCCCGCCGGAGTGGAATCGCCACGGCCAGATCGAGATCGTCCAGGACGAGCCCTACCCGATGCGCCTGCTCGCCTTCTCGGGGAGGCTCGAGTGGTCCACTCGCTGAACTACGAGCCGGCAAGTCGGCCGGTCTCGGTCATGGGCAAGAACTGGCGGCGTGCTCGCCTGGCAGACCTGGACGCCATGGGTGGAGACATCCTGGTGCCCGGGATGAGGGAACGGGTGCGGGACCTCTGGACCGATGCCGAGATGCACCTGCTCGGCCGCACCTTGGAGATCCAGGGAGAGCCCGTGGCCGTCGTGGGCATCTCCCTCCACTGGGAGGGGGTTGCCTACGCCTGGGCCTTCGTCAACCGAGAACGCATCCAGAAGCACCCGCTGGCCTTCCTGCGGGGGACGAGGAATCTTTTGCTGTGGGCGATGGACGCCTTCCAGCTCCGAAGGGTGCAGGCCACCTGCCTGACCGAGCCTCCGGCCTTCCATCGGACCCTGGAGAGCCTGGGCTTCGTGCGGGAGGGCCTGATGCGTGGCTACGGCATGGACGGGACTGACCACTACCTCTACGCATTCCTGAGGCCATGATGTCGTGGCTGGACGTACTCCGCAGAGCCGGCGGCTCGATCTACACGAGGGTCGCCGCCAACAAGCTCGACACGGGGCTGTTCGCCGCCCAGGTCGGCATGGCTGGTGGAGCTGCGGTGATGACCCAGAAGGGCTTTCGGACGGCCATGAAGCGGGCCGACAAGATGCGGCAGCTCGGGGCGATGGACCGCCAGCTCGCCGCCATCGATGCGACTCGTCGGCTCTCGACCATCCGAGCCAGCTCGGCCACGCCCGGCACCGCCCACCTCGGGGTCCGCGGCAGCTACGGGTCGCCCGTCGACAACCTGCTCTACGCAGAGGCCGCCGAGCTGAAGAAGCTCGAGCGGATGGAGATGGCTCACCGCTACCTGGTGAAGGACATCGAAGAGGAGGCGAAGGAGCTGCGGCTTGGCGGCTTCCTCACGGCGGGCCGAACCCTGCTCGGAGGAGCTGCCGACTACGCCCAGAACCTCCGGCTCGGACGCATGGAGCGGGAGGGCCTGAAGGTCCGGTCGATGCCCCTGGCAGTCGGCGACTTCCCCGGCGGAGGCTACGAGCGGCAGCGCAAGAAGATCGACGTTCGGGGCGGGGAGGTCCTTGGCTGATGGCCCGGATCCTCCTGCCTGAGTTCGGTCTGGGCGAGTTGGACCCGCTCCGCTTCGTCCCCGACGCCCGTCGGGAGTTCGCTGCGGGCAGGCAGCTTTCCGCCACGGGAGAGGAGCTGAGCCGGGTCTCGAACCGCAACTTCGCCGTACATCGCACCCTGGCAGAGGACCAGCGAGTCCAGGAGGAGCGGGAGAAGGCGGCTGCCGAGCGATTCAGGCTCCAGGGCCAGACCGCCTACCAGAGGCTCGCCGAGGCCGACATCGTCGAGGGTGAGGCGTCGGCCATGATCGACCTGGAACGGCAGATCCGCTCTGATCCGGAGGAGGCGCTGACCCGATTCGAATCGGCGATTCGAGACCTCGGGCCGACCGACCCCGAGTCCCTCGATTCGGACACGGCCACGGCCGTCGACGAGTTCGCCCGCAAACACATCGCCCAGGCGAGGCTGATGGCGGTGCGGGCGGTGGAATCGGAGAAGGAGCAGATCCTTCGGCGCCAGGAGGCGGAGCGGAAGGCGCTGGAGGCGAGGCTCTTTGACCAGCGCCTGGCCACGGAGCAGCGCAACGCCCAGGCCGATCTCTCCGAAGCGGCCCTGCAACTGGATGCGGCGAGCCTTCAGGACCCGGAACACATCGAGGGCCACTACGCCCGCTTCCTGGAGACCTACGAGTCCATTCCCGGCAGGCTCGATCGGTGGCATCGGGAGGAGATGGCGGCGCTGCTTCGAGAGGAGAAGACCCGCATCGACCGCAACGTCACCCACATGCTGCACAGGCGAGAGGTGGATCGGGCCGAATCCACCTATGCCCGCACGCTCGAGACCGGACTGGAGAGAATCCGCAACGCCCCCAACGCCTTCTCCCAGATCGAGGAGTCGAATCGACTCGAGAGCGATCTCGAGGACTTCCTCGAAGGGATGACCGCCCGGGGGCTGAAGCAGGAGGAGACGGCGCTTGCCCAGCTCGAGGCGGCGCAGAAGACCATTGGCCTGGTGACGACCGACTCGCTGGCCAAGACCGATCCGGCGGGAGCGGCCCTCTACGCCGCGAGCCAGGCGAACCTGCCGGAGGTCGATCGCATCCAGCTTCTCGAAGCAGCACAGCGGGAGGTCCGCCAGAACCAGCTCGACGCCCTTCAGAGTCAGATCCTCAGCGAGGAGGCAGACGTGATGGCGGGGAAGACCAGCCCCGTCGTCTTCAACGACCAGATCGCCAAGAAGGTGGCCCGGGTGACCCAGGACGTGGCGGCCGGATTCATCGACGAGCCCCTCGGGAACGACATGTTGCAGATGCTGATGGGGTCGGTGAAGCGGGTCGGGGAGTCGGAGATCAAGCTCGACCAGTACAACCAGTTCCGGTACGGCGGGGCGCCCTACAGCGGGCTCCTGGACGAGACGGCGAGCCGGCAGCTCACGCTCGAGCTGGAGTCGATCCACAACGCCGGCAACCCCGAGTGGGCGGCTGGAAACTGGAGCCAGGCGTATGCCGACAGCTTCGCTGCGATCTCTCGGATGGGGCATCTGCCCGAAGGCGTCGCTCGGACCTTCCAGGATATCTACCGGCGGCTCGGCTCCGACGCCTCGACGATCCCCGAGAAGCAGGCGATCTCGAAGTTCGTCCACGAGATGACCTCGGGTCCTGGTGGCATCTCCAACTTCTTCGGCAAGCTGCCGAGCGAGCTGGTCCGGGAGATGAAGGAGCTGGGTCGGACCACCTTCTACTCGCCGCAGACGCCGCCCGAGAACGCCCTGCGCCTGGCTCGTGAGGCATCGGTATCGAGGGCCGACTGGTCGAAGGAGCGGAAGGTCCGTGAAGAAGAGTCTGCCCGGGCGATGCCTCGGGCTCGAGAGATCATCGCCAAGCAGCTGGCTGAGCGGTCGATCGACCAGCCGATCGGCTTCTTCCAGAACCTCGGCTTCTTGAACCTGCTGGCTCCGCTCGGAGTGGCTGTCGACACCCAGGTGATCGCTCGCAACGTGAGCCCGGAAGCGGTGGGCATGGGGCAGGTCAACTACTCCTCGGGCGAAGTCATCCACTATGTCCAGCGCCTGGCCGTCGACCGCTACGTGAACGGCTACTCCGACACGCTCGAGGATGCGATCGACGAGACGACGAAGTCGGTACTCGGCGAATCCTCCCCGGTCGGCGTGACCTTCCTGACGGGTGGTGAAGGCAGCCTGGCCATGAAGTCGATCGAGAAGATCGGTGGCCCGATCCCGGCGTGGGACGTGGAGCTGCCTCGTGGAGCCCTTGGCGATGCCTACGAGCAGATGCTCCGAGGAGACCTCGTCACGATCCCGGGCGAGGGCATCGTGGCCAAGGCGATCACGACGCTCAAGGGCGAGGCGACCGGGCTCGGCTGGTACGACCGGATGCTCGACTACTTCCACCAGAACTACATGCTCCAGACCACGCCGGCGGGTCCAACGGGAGAGCCGGGTGCTCCGGGGCCTGGAGTCCTCGATCCTCGAATCGGTCTGCGGCCGAGCGATCTCCAGCCGGCGGAGTGGTACGACCGCATCGTCCACTGGGGCAAGCCGATCGATCCGCAGAGCGTCGACGACCTGCGGGGCTTGCTGAGCTTCGAGGTGGTCGACACCGGGACGATCGACAAGCCGGTGCTCAACTCGAGGGGACAGGTGGTCCTGGGCGCGAAGGGACAGCCCATCACCCGTCCGGTGCGAGCCTACCGGATCGCCCCCTTCCTCATGGGCAAGCGGCCGAGCGACATCATGGATCGCAGAACGGTGCCGCTGCCGGATGGTGCGGGCGGCTTCGTCGAGTCTCCGACGGGTGGACTGGCGGCCTACCAGAACCACTACTTCGCCAACGCCTACGGGCGTAGGGCAACCTTCGACGTGACGGAGGAGTTGCTCGGTCTCCAGGACTTCCGGGACCTCGAGCACATCGAGGCACTGCGGCAGGAGAGCGGAAGCAACGTGACGACCCGGATCGCCAACCAGGCGATGAAGGCGATCACCCGCCGCCTGGGTCGGCCTCGGACGGGTGGTCGATCGCTCTTCCGCGAGTCCCCGTGAAGCCGCTTCCCGAGGACCTGGAAACCTTCGCCGGCACGCCCATGGGCGAGGTGATGCGGATGGGTCCGGGCGAGTCCATCCTGACGCCGGACCTGAACGTCACCCAGCGCATCGGTCGCAACCTGCGCAACTCCGTGGTGAACCCCTGGTCCTGGCTCAAGGACATCACCCAGGAGCCGGACCCGAGCTTCGACTTCCGAGCCTACGCTCGAAGCCGAGACGTGCCGGCGGACTGGCTGGCCTACTCGATGAACCAGGAGCACGCGGACTGGAGAATCGCCGAGATCGACGAGCGGAGGAAGATCCAGCAGAGCCTCCTCTCCCACCAGACCGAGGCGATCATGATGGGCCTCGGATTCGCGATGCTCTCGCCCGAGAACCTGGCCCTGATGGCGGTGAACCCGGCCTTCGCCGGCCGCTCCGCTCTCTCCCGAGTGGCGGGCATGGCGGCCGTGGGCGCTGGCACCAACCTGGCGGCGGAGATTCCCTGGCAGATCCGGGAGTCGGAGCGTGGCTGGCACGATGCCATGCTCTCGACGGCGCTCGGGGCGGGCTTCGGCGGCCTGATCGCCACGCCCTATGCGGGCATCGACAGCTTCCGGTCCTGGCAGCGATCGTCCAGGAAGCGCCGGATCGACACCTTCCATCGGCAGATGGCCTCGGAGATCGGGTTCCTGGACTCCACCCTGGAGCGGGTTCATCGGGGGGCAGAGACCGGGATCGGCTGGTTCCGACGCAAGGGCACCGAGCCCGCTCGTTCGGAGAGGCCGATGCGGCGAGTGCGGGACGCCTACCGGGCGCTTCACCAGCTCGAGTCGGGGTACGTGAGTGCTCCGGCTTCCCGGCGTCCCCAGATCCAGCGGGAGATCCAGCGGGCCCGCAAGCGGGTGCTCCAGCTCGAACGGCGATATGCCTCGGACCTGGCTGCCCTGCCGCAGGTGCCGAGGGCGATCGTCCGGGTGCCGGGGACGGGCGAGATCGCTGTGCGGGGCGTGCTCGGGACGGACCATCCTGACCTCGAGCACCTGGGGGCGGCGCAGGGCTTCATCTATCCCGACCACGTCTACGGGGTGGACCCGATGACTGGGGCGAATTCCACCCTGGGCGAGTGGAGGTTCCAGGAGGACGAGCTGTTGGTCGTCCATCGGGGTCGGGATGGAGACCCCTCCATGAACGAGATCGCGGAGAATCCTCGGAACCGAGAGATATTGACGCAGGCGTGGGCGGCGGCCGAGCTGGCCCCTGATCCTGGCTCCAAGCCCGAGTTCCTCAACGCCTTCCTGCGTCGCAAGGGCATTCGTGGGATCGTGACGCTCCTTGCGGACGGCACCCGGCAGGTCCGGCTCCTCGATGCGATCGAGCCGACCCTCACCCGACGGCTTCGTCCGGATGAGCTGGAGCCTGCTGCCGAACTCCACCCGGATGGGACGACTCGGGTGCCTGGAGCGATTGCCCGAGGCGATACCTGGATCTCCCGGCTCGACCGAGACGAGTTCGAGCAGCTGATCCGTGAGCCTTCGGGTCGGGTCCAGGCGATGACTCCCCCTCGTCGAGGCCCCGCCAGGCGGCGTCGGATGATGACCTCGGACGAGATGGAGCGGGCCGCCTGGAAGGAGGCGTGGACGACCGGCAAGGTCGGGGAGTCTCCCGAGGTCGTGCTGCGTCGGATGGTTCCGAGGAAGCAGACCTGGAAGACGAAGGCTGGGGCGGCCCTTCGAGATCGACTCTTCGGCGCCATCGAGCAGGTCGGCCAGGCGAATCGCTGGATCGACGTGGAGATGGATCGGCTCGAGCGGATGGTCGACTCGCAGATGAGCCGTGTCGACGACCTGCCCGAGACCTCGGAGCAGCTCTCGCTGCGTGTCCGCACCATGCTGGCGACCCGCCGTCCGGCCACGATGCGTGCCCTGCGGAAGATGGCAGTCGACTACGGCCGATCTCTCGGCTGGGAGGAAAACTCCATCTGGAGGAAGCAGGATCAGGTGGTCGACTACCTGATCCACCACTTCGGCCTGGACCGGCCGGAGAGCAACGAGAGGGAGTGGAACCTCGGCTACCTCGCCCACTTCATGCGGGAGTCGAGGGAGCAGAACCTCAACATGCAGGACCCCTCCGACACCATCATGGAGCGGAGGTTCATCCAGATCGAGCGGGCCGTGTCGATGGCCCTCGACGGGCTTCGGGAGTTCGTGGAAGCCTGGAACGTGCATGTCAAGACGCACGGCAACGACCCTGCGACCGTCTCCGTCTTCGGCGAGCTTCAGCCTGGCGAGCCGGCACCGATCGGTGTGCTCACCCACTACGTCTCCCTGCTCGACATGGTCGAAGGGCTGCTTGCTCGCTCGGTGGGTGGCGAGGACACGGCCAAGGGCGTCGACCTCTGGAACACCGTGAACCTGGCGCTGCACCGCGGCTCCGGTAAGCCCGGGAGTCCGCCCTTGCTCGTGCTGGGTCAGCCGGCCGAGGGACAGATCGGGCTGCACGAAGCGGGCATCCGCATCCTCGAGCCCTTCGAGAACCACGTCGTCTCGACCTTTGGCAGGCCCTACGAGTCGCCGAAGCGAAGTCGAGACGCGGTGATCGAGGAGCTGCACCAGCGGCTCTCCTACCTGGACCAGGTCCGGTCGGGGAACATCACCTTCCGCTCGGCGGAGGAGTTGACCGAAGCAGAGATTCGAGGGCGGCTGGCCACGATCGAGGAGCGGCAGCAGGAGATCCGGCAGTCCCTCAAGCTGCACATCGTCCGAGAACACAGCCCGGAGATCCGCAGCACGCTCGACCGGCTGCGGATGGAGAAGGACTCGTGGATGGAGCGGCTGGCCTCTCAGCAGGGGGAACCGCAGCGCATCTACGATCACGTCGTGGCGAATGCCCAGAGGCTGGTCCAGGACTCGATCGGTCGGATCGTGAACGGGGCCCGGACCTACGTCGCCTACACCTCGATCTTCGACACGAGCCTTTCCCGCAGGCTTCGGGAGATCCGCTCCTACCAGGCCAACCTGGCTCGGCTTCGTTCGGAGATCGAGGACTTCGACCATGGCTTCGGCGACCAGATCGAATCGGTCTGGAATCTGCTGGCGGATGCAGAGCGGCAGCACCTCGAGTGGATCGGGCAGGGTCATCGCTCCCCGCCCACGCAGGTGGTCCGCTCGCAGCGGGAGCGGGTGCAGCAGGCGGCCCTCACCCACGAGGAGCTGTTCCGGCTGCTCCAGGAGGACCCTCGGAGCTTCTTCCGGTACGTCGACGATGCAGAGTTCGCTGGACTGATCGACGACCTGACGCCGGCCGCCAAGGCAGAGGTGGAACAGGTGGTTCGGGCGGCCATGGGCATCGCCGAGGACGAGGATCGAGCCTTCGCACAAGCGGGCGAGGCGATGGTGGCGGAGAGCGAGCGCCCCGTGGAAGACGCCGATGCCGACGACGAGATCGTGGGCGGCTTCCAGTCCAAGGGCGAGGTCGGCAGGGTGATGACCGACCACCAGGAGCTACTCGACCAGATGACGACCTGGGAGGAGCTGGTTCCCGAATACGTCCGCGACATGGCTCGAGAGGCCGAGGAGCTGAGGCTGTGGATCGACGCCTTCCTCCGAGACAACCCCGGCCAGGGGGTCCCGTCCAAGCAACGCTGGCGCTACTCGAACCTGATGAAGAAGCTGCGAAGCCGGTTGGGGGACTACGAGGGAATCCGCTCGATCCTCCCCAGTCGGGACCAGGAGTCGGCCACGGTCTACCGACTCCAGCACCAGGAGGAAGCGGATGCCCAGATCCACGACTGGGCCCGACAGATCGACGAGGCCCCGCCGGAGGAGAAGATGGCGCTCTTCCGTCAGGCTCTGGAGGAGACGGTCGCCGTCGACGAGCAGACACTCCGAGAGTTGATGAGCCTGGAGCGGCGCCGACAGTGGGACCAGCTCAGCGAGGACGAGAAGGAAGCCGCCCTGGCAGGCATGGAGCAGCAGATCCTCGTGACGACCCGGGAGATTTTCCAGGCCGGAGGCGAGGGCAGGGGTGTGGATGTGCGGGCCGCTGGCCCCGAGATCCGTCCAGAGGCTCCGGTGCGGGAGCCCGGGGTGGCACCGCCGCCGCTGGTGGCCGCACAGCCGACCACGGTGGAGAAGCTGATCGCTGGCATCGGGGCTCGGCAGGCCGCGATCCGGCGCTTCCGGATTCTGGGGATGCTCGACGAGACGATCGACTCCTACCAGCAGGGTCGCCTCTCGCACGACGAGATCGCCTCCCGCCGACCTGGGGTCCCGGTGCTACCGGGTGAGGTTCGGGTGCCGGAAGCCACGGAGGAGCGTGGGAAGTGGAAGGCGTACATCCGCAAGCCCTTCGGCAAGCGCACACTGGCCGACATCTACGCTGCCCACCGGGCCCTGTATCAGCCCATGTGGCGGCAGACGATGATCGTCCACGGCATTCGGCGCCTGCTCCAGGGGGTGGAGGACCCGAGGGCGCGACTGCTTCAGGTCCTCCCGGATCGGATGCTGGTCAAGCTCTACGCCGACACCGTCCGCTCGGGCATGGCCATCCCGGCTTCGGTGAAGGGCATGGTCGACCGCACCAAGGCGGCGATCACCTTCACGCTCCAGGACGGTCGGGCGTTGGGCACGAACCAGCTCACCCAGCGGATTGCGAGGGTCCGGGACTGGCTGCTCTCGGAGAGGCAGGGGCTTCCCCGGGTGCTCCAGCCCCCGTTGCTCCAGCGGGAGTGGGCCAGGGACCTCTTCCGACAGGCCCGTGCGGCGGGCGTTCCACGTGGAACACAGGCGGCGCCCCCCTCGGCCCCTGGAATCCCGAGGCTCGCCGCAGAGACCGTGATCCCGGAGCCGATGCTGGTCCGCATGGCAGAGCTGCTTCCGGAGCGCACCCTGCGCAGCCTCGAACGCCTGATGGAACTCCAGGACTCGATGGAGGAGCTGGCCCGCAACCCGACGGCGGCCGACCTCGGGCCCCGGATGAAGGACCTGCTCTACGAGTACGCCGGCATCTGGGCCCAGGAGATGGAGCAGCGCAAGCTGCCGAAGGGGGGCCAGCCTAGGCGCCGTCCGGGCAGGACGCCACGGGGCAGGCGACGGTCCATGAGCCTGATCGGCCAGCAGCAGCTCACCAAGCAGCGGGCCGAGAGGATCATCGCCCAGATCGACCTGGTTCTCGGGACCGAGAAGGCCGACCTGCTCGCCCGGCGCATCCAGCGCTGGGGGCTGGCCGATGCCTCGATGGGCCTCCTCGACTTCCAAATGGCGGTGGCCAGGATCGCCCTGACGATGGCGGACCCCCAGAATCTCCTCTCTCCGCCCGACCAGATCGTGGCTGCGGCCTTCATGCGTCGGGCCCATGAGCTACTGGGCGAGGACGACCCGCCGGAGATCGCTGCCACGACCGTGGAGCGGCCAACCTTCCACGATTCGGATCGTGCCCTGGCTCGCGCCCTGGCAGAGGACATCGACGACGAGATGCTCACGGTCCCGGGCCAGATGGAGCAATACCTGTCCGTGCACAGCGTGGCGGGGCTGGACGACCCCACGTTGCTCGAGGTGATGCCGCAGCTCTGGCGGGCCCGACCTTCTGGGACGCCTGCCCGGCTCTGGGCCAGGATGCTTCTCGAGCGTCCAGATGCGTGGAGGTCCATCGAAGGCGTGGGGCCCGTCCGCTACCGGGAGGGCATCGCCATCTGGAACGCCATCACCGAGTCGGTGCGGCGCCAGGCGTCCGAGGAGCCTGAGCTTGGGCCGGAGCTGGCACCCAGGCTGATCGAGGAGGAAGCACAGCCGGACGACTGGGCCACTGTGGCGGGGACCCAGGACTTCCTGGAGGCCACCCAGGAGCAGCAGGCGGCCTACGCCCGTGTGTCCAACACCCTGCGTCGAGAGCTGGGGCGACCTCTGGCTCCGGAAGAGATCGAGGCGGAGGCTCGGACCCGCAACAGCAGGCAGTCGCAGGAGCGGGCGGCCGGGCAGATGGACTTCGAGGACCTGCTGCCGGATGAGGCTCTGGTGCCGGAGGACCTGATGGGTGTCCCCCACACCGAGGAAGACGAATACGCTGTCCTGTCTCGGGTCGACGATCCCGAGCGGGCTCGGGAGGATGTCGATGACGATGGACCCCCGCTCGAGGACGACTTCTCGGAGGCCGCTGAGGGGGATGAGCCTGGCTCCGTGTCGGAGGGGGAGGGGGAAGAGCGGTCGGCCGCCGGGGCTGCTCTGCCTGGTCGGCCCGCCCCGGAGCCTGCCGGAGCGGCAGCGGGAGGCGAGGGCGGAGGGCAGGAGCCTCCCGGGACGACTCCCCCTTCCGGTTTCCAGGACGACCGCTTTGGCCCGATCGGCCACGAGACGGGAGAGCGACTGGCCCGAGTGGTGGGGCAGGACCCCTCCGGACTCGGCCGCATGAACCGAGCCTTCCCGGTGTGGCGCATGGCCACGTCGGGGTTCCTCTCCGTGCGCCGGATGGTGCAGCTCCTGGTCGATGTGCCCTTCGTCTACGAGAAGCACCTGCGAGGGGAGAAGAGCCCGGAGTCGGCGCAGAACTTCGTCCAGCGCACCCAGGTGATGCTGGTCGAGTCGCTCCGTACCCTCCATGACGACTTCCGGGCGATGACCTCCGATCATGCAGCCAACCGCCATGGCGATGTGGCTCGCCGCTGGTACGTCTGGCGGTCGAAGCGTGGCCTCATCCCGAACCTCAAGATGGACTGGCAGACCTTCGTCGATCGGGTGGGTCGTGCCCGCCGCCTCTCGCAGCGCCCCGACTACCTGGCCCTCGAGCCGGACCCGACGATCCGTCGTACCGCCGAGCGGATGAGCCGCTTCTATGAGTTCTGGGAGGGGCATCTCATCGGCCCGGACAAGCTGATGCAGCGGTCCGACATCTCCGCTCACCGTTACCTGACGGTGCTCTGGGACAACGAGAAGATCGCTGCCGACCTGCCCGGCTTCCGAGCCGCCCTTGCCGAGGCGGGCGAGGAGGCGATGATCGACCTCTCCCCGCCCGAGAGAGGAGCCTTCCTCGAGCGGGAGATCAACCGCATCCTGTCGATGGGGCAGAACCGGGCGGACGAGGCCGCCGTCGACTTCCGGCGTCGCAAGCCCACGCTGCAGCGCAAGATCGACGACACCCACCCTGCACTCCAGCCGTACCTGGTGAACGACATGGAGGCGCAGCTCCTCTACTACCACCGCACGGTCGCTCCGGACGTGGGGATCTTCCGCACGACGGGCGGCGACATGAGCCTTCGGTCGTTCTTCTACAGCCTGGCCAAGGAGTTCGATGAGTCCAGCCAGCGCATCTCCGAGCGGATCGGAGCCCGCCTGGTGCGGATGCGGGAGATCGATGCCACTCGCACCGAGGCGCTCTGGCGGATGGTCAACCAGGCGAACCGGACCACCTCCGACCAGGCGATCCGTGCGGCGCTGACACAGACCGAGCGACTCCAGCCTCGTCCGCCTGGCGTGGATCGCAACGCCGTGTGGGCCAACGAGCTGTGGCGCTTCCTCAACGGCTCGGCCTCGAAGGAGTGGAAGGTCCTTGCCCGTCAGTCCCTCGACCTGCGGGAGCAGCGGCGCCGGCTGCGCAAGGACTACGAGTGGGGCGTCGTCGACGTGGTCAACACCTGGGCGATCCTGCGCAACATGAACACGATGCCGGCCACGATCGAGGGTCTGCTGATGCGGCTCGGCACCTATGCCGGCCACCACTACGGGGACACTGCAGCTCGGGTGCTCTTCAAGCTGCGGGAGAAGTGGCAAGGATTCGGAGAGAGGATCGGCACCCGGGCTCCTGGCAATCTGGCGGTGCCGCAGGCTGCCGTCTCGATGCTCGAGGAAGCACAGGCTCCGGAGTTCCTGCTCGAGAGGATCAGGGCTTCTCTTCCGGATGTTGCCACGCTGGCCCGCAGCCGGAGGCTCTCGCACCAGATCCTGGTCCAGGACGTGCCTTTCATGCTGCGCACCCTGGCCTACCAGACCCAGGGCGGCTTCTTCGCCGTCTCGGCCATGGTGGACCTGGCCAAGAACGCCTTTTACTTCGGCATCAAGAACAGCCTCGAGCCGGCGTACGCCCGGCTGGCCGGAGACATGCGTGCCTGGAACGTCAACAAGCAGTGGGCCCACGAGGCTTCGGCCATCGTCGATGTGCTGCTCAACCACTACGTGATGACCCGCTGGGATGTGGTCGACGATGCACACCAGCTCACCTGGGCGGTGGACTTCGGCCGCCGGCTGAATCAGTCACTGGCCATGGTGTCCGGCCTGGTGCCGCTGACCCAGGCGACCCGGGCGCTCTCCTCGATCCTCTTCATGAACCACCTCGGCAAGGTGATCCCCGATCTCGCTGCCGGTCGGTCGAGCAAGGCAGACGTGGCCCGCATGTCGATGTGGGGGATCGGGCAGGCAGAGGCGCAGCAGCTCCTCCCGCACCTGGTCCGCAGCGAGACCGGGACCTGGGTGATCTCGCCCGACGAGATGGAGCCACAGCTCAAGGACAAGGTCTACCAGGCCATCGCCAAGGCTGCGCACCAGCTCACGGTGACGCCGGGTCCAGCCGACCTGCCTTGGACCAGCCATGGCGAGTGGGCCAAGCTGATCCTGATGTACAAGAGCTTCACCATGTCGAATCACCTGCGCACCTTCATCCAGGGGCTCCAGCTCCACGATGCTCGAGTGGCCTCCTGGGTGCTGGCTGCCTTGGGCCTGGGTGCGCTCGGTTATCTGCTGCGACGCAAGGCCGACGGCAACAACATCGACGGCGAGGAGATGGTGATCGCCTCGATCGAGCGCAGCGGGGTGCTCTCGCTCTTCTGGGATGCCAGCGAGTGGGTGGGTGCCTTCAGCAACGGAGCCATCTCGCCGCACACGCTGATCGGGGCGCCGAATCCGGCCTACTGGCGCAGCCCGATGGACGAGCTGCCGATCTCCGGTGCGCTGAAGCACGCCGGCCGGGCAGCCATGGGTGCGGCCAAGTTCATGACCTTCCACCCCGAGGACGTGCGGCAGGCGGAGATCAACTCCCTGCGGAAGATGATCTTCTTCTCTGGTCTGCCCGGAGTCTCGATGCTCTTCAACGCTGGGGCCGACAAGGTGGGCGCCTGGACTCGAACGCTGAAGGAACGGGAGATGCCGAATGTGGAGGTGCGAGGCACCTGGGAGAACCCGAGGTTCAGGGCCACGGGCCGGAACCTTCCGCCCCAGGTCAGGGCGAGGGCCAAGCCCGGCTTCGATGCCCTGGCCGAGGAAGCTCGGCGTACCCACCGCCTGCCGGACCAGCTGCAGGCTCGGGCTATCCTGATGGATGCCTGGGAGCAGTGGGCAGCGCAGAGGCAGGTCTTCGATGAGACCCGCAGGAGGGTGGTGCCGTGACCGTCTCCAACCAGACCTGGCGGTTCCAGATTTCTGGAGCGGGTGTCCACTTCCCCGGCATCCCGGTCATGGCCATCTCCGACGTGAAAGTGGTCGACATCGACAACGTGACCGGCCAGGAGACGGCGGTCTCCGTGGGCGAATACTCGCTCAGCATGGTCGCTGGCACCCCCCCGCAGAACATCCTCCTCTCCATCACCTCGGCGGTCCCTTCCGGCAAGACCCGCTGGATCTATCGGGAGACCGGAGACATTCAGGATGTGGACTATGTGCTCGAGGGAGCGTTCGACTCCAACGCCCACGAGCGAGCGATCGACAGGCGGACCCTGCTCTCGATCGAGCACCTGAACAAGATCGGCATCCTGGGCTTCCGGGTTCCGCTGAGCGAGTCCCGGACGAAGCCCATGATCCTGCCGCCGGCCACGGTGCGGGCGAGCAAGGTGCTGGGCTTCGATGCCCTCGGAGAGCCCAACGCCATCGTCGCCGTGCCAGCCGGGTCGGTGGTCTTTACCCCCAACGGACAGCAGCTCGTCGAAGCGGCCAACTTCGCCGCCATGCGGGCGCTGCTCGACCTGGAAGTGGGCATCGATGTGCAGGCGGCAGATGCCGACCTGACCGCCATCGCTGCCCTGGCCCACGTCAACGGCAACGTGCTGACCAGCAGCGGAGGGGTCTGGGTCTCGGCTGCGGTGCCGAGCCAGCAGATGCCGAGGGGCCATCTCTGGGGCCTCGAGATGCTGAGGTCTGGAGCCCAGGACCTTCAGATCCAGGTAGGAGAGGCGAGGGACCAGGCCAACAGCCAGAACATGGTGCTGGCCTCGGCCCTCACCAAGGGCATCGGTGGAGCCTGGGTGCTCGGCAACGGGGGAGGCAACGGGGACACGATCCTCACCAACACCTGGTACCACGTGTTCCTGATCCGAAGGAACTCGGATGGAGCGATCGACGCCGGCTACGACCGCAGCCCCACGGCAGCCAACCTGCTGGCCCTCTCGGCCTTCAACCAGTACCGGCGGATCGGCTCGGTTCTCCGAACGACCGTTCCGGATATCTTCCTCTTCGTCCAGGATGGAGACTCCTTCCTCTGGGATACGCCGCCGCTCGATATCAACGACACCAACCCTGGGACAGGTGGGCTCACCCGAACCCTTTCGGTTCCGCCGGACGTGAAGGTCTGGGCTCTGCTGAAGTGGGTGAACTGGATCGGTGCCGTCATGGGCCAGTACGCCGTCTCGAGCCTGGACCAGGCCGATCAGGCGGTGGCAGATCACAACACCAACCCGCCGCCGACTCCGACCGTCGACTTCTACCACGACACCGGCATCAACACGGGGGTCTCTGGGGCCCAGTGGGTAAGAACCAACACGGCTCGCCAGATTCGGTATCGGATGCGGAGCAGCGATGCCACGGTGACCGTGAAGGCAGCCACACAGGGCTGGATCGACGGCCGTGGAAGGGTGAAGTAGGCTTCGAGCCAGAGGGGGAAAATCATGGCCAGCGTACCCAACGACGAGTGGAAGCTCTCCAAGAAGAAGCTGATGGGGACTGCCGGGCGAGGCAGCCACTACCGGGGGACCAAGGCCATCGTCCTCCAGCTCGGCTTCGATCGGCTTTCGCAGAAGCGGGTCAACACCCTGGTCCGTGACCTTCGCCGGGCCAAGAAGGGGCCGAGGGTGAAGATCGCCGCTCAGGGTGCCGACGTGGGTCGTAAGCCCCATGCCGACCAAAACGTCTACATGATCGCCCACGTCTCCGAGAGCCTCTACCTCGCCATCAGCAGCCAGCGGCAGCGGTTCCACAACGACAACCGCCCGAGTCCCGTCGGCTACATCGAGCGAGGCACGAGCCCCGGCCAGATGCCCTATGGCATCCACGGCCAGGGCTGGCCTGCCAACAACACCCGGGTCGGCGACTACCGCGGACACCTGGTGTGTGCTGCGACGGGAACGGTCGAGGAAGGACGCCAGGACGGTGGCGTTGCGGTCGCTCAGCGCAACGCTCGCAAGAACTTCGTCCCCGGCTACATCTGGGTGAAGACCCGCATGCATACGACGGCTACGGCCGGCGAGGAGCAGCGGTTCTTCCAGCAGTCTCGGGTGTTCGGCCCGACCCTCGCGGGCCCGATCCCGAGCTAGGAGATTCCGATGAGGGACGAGACGAAGCAACACATCGGTGTCCTGATTGCCCTGGCCCTGACCTTCGGGCTGATCTTCGCCCTGGCCTTCCCCGCTCGCCCGGCCCATGCGTTCTCCGACAACTGCTCGGACAGCCCGCCGGTCAACGGCAAGCTGCTCGGCAAGGAGGACTGGAGCACCAGCTGGGAGAAGACGGTCTTCTGGCTCTGCTGCTCGAGCACCACCACCTGCGGCAACTTCGACCTCAAGAACAACAGCTCGATGCTGGACGAGCTGTACATCTCGGTCGAGAACGCAGCGGGCTGTCTGGCTGGCTGGACGGTCGACCTACGAGCCAAGAACGAGCCGACCTCTGCCGTCTTCGCCGTGCTGGGCCAGCTCACGGCGGCGGCTCCTGCCCTGGTCGTCCAGGACCCTCGGACGCGGTACATCGAGGCGGTCGTCACCGCTTCGAGCTGTTCCTCCGGGATCGACGTACGGATCGACATGTGGCGAAGGGATCCGTAGCCACTCTCGCCGGCAAGGCGACGTTCCTCGTCGCCCTGGCCTTCTTGCTGGGCTTCCTGGCGGCCAAGGCAGGAGCTGCCATCCCCGTGGACTCCATCCCGCAGGGTGCGCGGACGGGGCCGGGGGTCTGCCCTGGCGAGTTCCGGGTCAGGCCCTACAACCAGCTCCCTACCGCCTCAACCATCACCGTCTCGGTGATGCCGCTCGAGACCATGACGCTGCGCTTCCAGCACTACGTCGCCGGGGCCTGGTCGGCCAACACGGATGTGGTCTACACGGAGCGGGGGGCTCGTGTGGACTACACCCCGGTCGGTCTCCCGGCGGCGTCCCGCATCCGCTGGCGGGTCTTCTGCCAGGTCGGTGGAGGTGCCTTCCACTACCTCGATGAGGGAGCCAGCCACACCCTGGGTCGAGGAGTCAACGAC